TTGCAGCGTTAAACGCCACTAGTGGAAATATGCAGATAGCTGGTTCAATGGCAGGTACGCAATTCCGTTTCACCAATTCGGGCAACAATGCATATATAACAGGAGATGCTGGTTGGGGTGCAAAAATAGTAACAGATTCTGGATATATTCTTTTTGGTCCGGCGAATGGAAGTTGGGCACACATTTACTCAGGTTTGCCATTCTACTTTAATCAGGAATTATATGTGAACGGTCAACAAGTACTTAACACCGGTAACTACAGCTCCTACGCTTTACCGCTCTCAGGAGGAACAGTAACAGGTATAGCATACTTCCAGACAAATAACGGAGCTAAATCAGGAGCAACTGATTCTGCTAAACTTCAAGCTTACTCTACCGGTAATAATGCAGCATTTATGTCCTTTCATAAATCTGGTCACTTTGCTGTAAACTTTGGACTAGACGATGACAACGTAATGAGGCTAGGAGGCTGGAGTGCAGCTGCAAACAGAATGCAGCTGGATATGTCCGGCAACGTAACCTTTGCCGGTAACGTAACAGGTTACTCTGATGCCAGAATTAAGACCGATATCCAGACCATTGGAAATGCTCTAGAAAAAGTAAAGCAGCTAAGAGGTGTAACCTTCAAAAGAACAGATTCTGATGATAGGAGCACCAACATGGGAGTCATCGCCCAGGAAGTACTAGCAGTAGTACCGGAAGTAGTATCTCAAGATGCTTCGGGAATGTACAATGTAGCGTACGGAAACATGGCCGGACTATTAATTGAAGCGATCAAAGATCAGCAAGAACTTATCCAGCAGCAGCAAAAACAAATCGATGAACTAAAAGTACTAGTCCATGGCCTTACAAAGTAGCGGGGCGATATCTTTAAGTGATATCAAGACCGAGCTAGGATCTTCAGCTAATGACTTTAGAACACTGCACGCAGCGGCAGGATTCTCAACCCCGGACTCAATTTCGGAGTTTTACGGATACTCAGCCGTAACGTATACTGAATTTCAAGTAGAGGTATTCCAGGATCTTGGAACGCTGTGTGCTGGTGAACCAGGAGAACTAGCAGTAGTATATAGTCAGGCTAATAGTACCGTGGTAAGAGGTGATACCCTTTACACCGATACTTCCGGTACCTTATACAACGGAGGAAATAACTACCATAAAAATTCAAGCGGTAACGGACATAGAGTCAATGAAAGAGGGGTTGTAGGTACAGAAGAAGTTTGCGGATAAATTTTTTTTTCATATATTTATATATAACTAACCGGTTAAGTTAAATTTCGTTATATGGAAAATACAAAACTTTCGCAAGAGGAACTGCAATCAATTCAGCAACTCCAGGAAAAAAACAGAGCAATCGTCATTGAATTTGGTGAGATCGAATTGATCAAACTAAACCTTGAGCGTAGAGCTGAAAGCGCTAAGAAATTCTTAGCTGAACTTCGTGAACAAGAGAACACCTTTGGTAAGGAACTTTCCGATAAGTACGGCGACGGTACTGTAGACCTTTCTACAGGCGAGTTCGTACCGGCTCCTAAGACTGAGGATGCTCCTGCTGAAGAGGTTTCTGCTGCTGAATAAGTAGCTGGTGATCCTGCATTAGAAGTAAAGAGGGTTTCGGCCCTCTTTTTCTATTTATATGAAAATCTTTTTACATTATGGCCATAGGAGATAAAAAATCTTTACTGCAACCTAGCTCTACCCAGGCACAGCAATTCAGGTTGCAGTTTACTAATTTGCAGCCGACAAGCTTGACAGCCCAGCAGCTTTCCCCGGTAGCTAATGCTAGACCGGCAGTATCTGTGTTTTTGAATGCCCCTGCTCCTGTCTCTCTACAGGCCCCGCCAACTATTCCACCAGCACTACCGGCTCCGGTACCAGCACCTACTCCCGTAGTTAGTAATGTACCTATCGTTTATAGTGATACTGCTTTTTACTTTGACGGTAATAGCTTATTTAGCTCTAGCTTAGAGACAATTGACTTTGGGTTTACTCTAACAAGCTCAGACGGATTTGGGATAATGATGGCTATTAAACCTGCTATCTGGGTAACCGGAAGTACACAAACTATAGTACATATGTACTCTGGTAGTTTTGCTAGTCAGTCTTTAAATATTTCACTAGTTAACGGAGCTATACAGACTACCTTCCAGAACAACGGAGAGGTTGTTACTCTTTCCCGCACTGTGCCTGATCCTAGTAGCATAAACACTTTAGGGAACGGATACGCCTTAGTAACATTTGGCTACTACTTCGACGGTCGCTACCTCCCGACCATGTTCTTTAATAAAGCAAATGCGGATGGAACAGAGAGTATGGAGTATACTAATCAAAATCCTTTAACTAGTTTAAGTGCTTCGTTTACAAGTATGGATCACCTTTACATCGGAGGTACTAAATTTGAATCTGGTAAGAATTTTGTAGGAAATATCGGATTTATTGCTTTCTCTAGAAATTTTCCAATCGGCAAGACAATTGCTAATAATATCTTCAACCAAATAAACACAGTAGGAGGTCGAGGTCCATTCAGACCTAAAGATCTAAAATATGCTGGGGTTTTAAATACCCGGGTTTATACCTTTGGAGAGCCTAACGGAAATGCTTTTGCAGTAGAGACAACAGGTAGCCTGATGACTAAACAAGTTGTTATGCAATTCTCAGGTTCAAGTATTTACCCTAATGCTAATTACTCATACTTTACTCAATAATGGTTTGTACTACTAACGCATATTTATACTAAGATTAATTAACCCTTCCCAAAGATGTCAGAAAGAATTTTATCACCAGGTGTTTTTTCAAGAGAAAACGACCTGTCTTTCATCACTCCAGCCGCCGGCGAGATCTTCACAGCTCTTGTAGGACCTACCACAAAAGGCCCTCAGGACATACCGACTGTAGTACGGTCTTACGGAGAATACCTAAGCGTATTTGGCGGTGCTTTCAAGTCTGGTAGCGATTACTACACGCACTTTACCGCTCTAGCTGCTGAAAAGTTTTTCGAGCAAGGCGGAACTTCACTTCTAACAACTAGAATATCGAACCAGAACTTTAGTAGCGCCACAGCTACAATTACTAGCGGCTCAGAAACATGGTTTACACTTGCAACTCTTACTGAAGGTGCTATCATGAACAACAGTGGTTCTATAGGAACTAATGGCTCTCTTGTAAGCGGCTCAGCCGACAACGTAAGATGGGAGGTTACTTCAAAAAATACCGCTCAAGGTACTTTTTCACTCGTACTTAGAAGAGGAGATGATAACGAAAAGAACAAGATTATTCTTGAATCTTACCAAAACCTTTCACTTGATCCGAAATCCTCAAACTACATCGCGAAAGCCATCGGCGACCAGTACTTTACAAACGGAGGTGATTCAGTATTAGTAAACGGAGAGTATACTGGCAGATCTAAGTACGTTTACGTAGCTAGCGTACCTACTAAGATGCCTGACTACCTTGATAACAACGGAGTAGCAAATACAGCATACTCAGCTTCATTCGCAAACTTTGTAATTGGTAGCGGTTCACTTCATGGAGCTTTCTCTGGAGCAGCCGGAACACTATTCCAAACCAGCTTTGGTGCACAGTTTGTTAACCTTTCAGCCAACGACACCCAGGGCATTGCCCCCTCTACAGCCTACAGCGTTGCTATCGCAACCCTTGCTAACAGAGATGAGTACAGATATAACGTCCTACTAACCCCAGGTCTAACTAAAGATCTTCACTCCTCTCAGGTAACTGAGTTTATCGATCTAGTAGAGACTAGAGGAGATGCTATCTACGTAATTGACCCGGTAGGATACGGCGGCTCAACAGCCACCGCAACTGCAAATGCCGGAGGAATGAATAGCTCATTTGCTGCCGCTTACTGGCCTTGGATTAAAGTAGCTAACAACGAGTTAGGAAAGAACGTTTGGGCTCCCGCTTCAACAGTAATGGGAGGCGTATTCGCCTTCAACGATAGAGTAGGTGCTGAATGGTTCGCACCAGCAGGTCTGCTAAGAGGAGGAATTCCTTCAGTAGTAATGGCAGAGAGAAAGCTATCACAATCCGATAGAGATACTCTCTACTTAGGTAAAGTAAATCCTTTGGCTAGCTTCCCAGGTTCAGGCATAGTTGCTTACGGTCAGAAGACCTTGCAGACTAAGGCTTCGGCTTTAGACCGGGTCAACGTCCGCAGACTTCTTATCAACCTTAAGAACTTTATCGGAGACCAGGCCAACACTCTAGTATTTGAGCAGAACACAATCGCTACCCGCAACAGATTCCTTGCAGCTGTTAACCCATACCTTGAGACGGTAGTACAGAGACAAGGACTTTACGCTTACAGAGTGTTGATGGATGACACCAACAACACCGCCGATGTCATTGACCGCAACCAGCTTGTAGGACAGATCTTCATCCAACCTGCCAAGACAGCAGAATTCATCGTACTGGATTTTGTAGTCCAGCCTACAGGAGCAACGTTTAGCGTATAAGCTATTTATAATTAAATAATCAGACCAGCAAAATGCCAGTACTAGATCCAAACGAAATTATGTTTACAGCCTTCGAGCCGAAGGTAGCTAACAGATTTATTATGTACATCGATGGGATTCCATCTTACATGGTTAAGAGCGCCGCTTCACCTTCCTTTACGGACGGTGTTATCAAGCTTGACCACATCAACTCTTACAGAAAGATTCGCGGTAAGAGAGAGTGGCAGAACATGACCCTTAACCTTTACGATCCAATCACTCCTTCAGGTGCTCAGGCAGTTATGGAGTGGGCTCGTCTAGGATACGAATCAGTAACCGGCCGTGCTGGATACTCAGACTTCTACAAGAAAGACGTAACTCTTAATATCTTAGGTCCTGTAGGTGATATCGTTGGTGAATGGATCATTAAAGGTGCATTCGTACAATCTTCAAACTTCGGTCAGTACAACTGGTCTACAGAAGATGCAATCAACGTTGAGCTTGTACTTGCAATGGACTACTGCGTATTGAACTTCTAAACCCCCGCCCTGTCAAACAGCACAAAGCCCGGTCTATATGGCCGGGTTTTTTGTTTACATATATTTATATAAAAGAAACTAAAGTTATATGGAGTCAAAATTTAAGTTACCTACTGAAACAGTAGAACTTCCTTCAAAAGGTTTATTATATCCAGAGGGACACCCTCTAGCCGGCGGTACAGTCGAAATGAAGTACATGACCGCAAAAGAAGAAGACATCTTAACCAACCAGAACTATATCAGACAAGGTACGGTTATTGATAAGCTTTTGCAGTCCTTGATTGTAACCGAACTCAATTACGACGATTTGCTTATCGGCGATAAAAATGCTATTATGATAGCTGCACGTATTTTGTCATACGGTAAAGACTATGAATTTGATTTAGGAAATGGAAAGCAATCAGTAGATCTAAGTATTTTCGAACCTAAGAAGTTAGATGAGAGTCTATACAAGAAGGGTCAAAATGAATTTGCATTTACTCTA